CAAACCGAAAACCCGCAAGCGCCAGCGGCTGAAGTTTTTGTCCGATCTCGATCCCGACCAGCAGCGCCTAGTGCAATCGCTCAAGTACACCGAGACCGGTCGGCCGAACCTCGAAACCTATTCGAAGATGCAGGCCAATATCGAGTTGCGCAAATTGCTCGGCATCGGTGCCTCGAAGGATGACGACGGCAACGAGCTTTCGCACTATAGCGACGACGATCTGTTGGCGCTGTTGAGCCGGGAAGCGGCGGCCTTGGGCATCGATGTCGATCTCACGGTGAAGTTTCGGGGGAGCGCGGCGTGACCGTCCATGAATCAACCCGTCGCCCCGATCCCGCGCGACCGGCTTGAACGGTTCGGTCGCCTCCTCAACGAATTTCGAAAGCGCGAGGCGAAGAAGGAGCAGTCGCAGCGCGGGTACTATGACGACAAGGGAATTCGCCAGGGCGGCTTGATCGCGTTCGTGCGTTATTTCTGGCACGTGCTCGAACCCGAAACACCGTTTGTCGACGGCTGGGTATTGTGGGCGATGTGCGATCACCTCGAAGCCGTCACCTTCGGGGAGATCAACCGGCTCCTGATGAACGTGCCGCCGGGTTTCATGAAAAGCCTGTTGACCGACGTGTTCTGGCCGGCGTGGGAATGGGGTCCGATGGACCTCGCGCATCTGCGCTACGTGTCGTTCTCCTACGCCGCGCATCTGACCGAACGCGACAACGGCAAGTTCCGCGATCTTGTCACCCATCCCGATTACAGGGCGCTCTACGGCGAACACGTGCAGGTCGTCAAAAAAGGCGATTTGAAGGTCTCCAACAAGCAGCACGGCTGGAAGCTCGCCTCCTCGGTCAGCGGCGTCGGCACCGGCGAGCGCGGCAACCGCGTCATTCTCGACGACCCGCACAACGTCAAGGAAGCCGAGTCCGAACAGGTCAGACAGGAGACGGTGCGCTGGTTCCGGGAATCGATGTCGGATCGCCTCAACAGTATCGAAGGCGACGCCATCGTGATCATCATGCAGCGCGTGCACGAGGACGACGTGTCGGGCGCCATCCTCGATCTCGGCTTCGACTATTGTCATCTGTGCATACCGATGGCCTACGAATACGACCGGCAATTCAATGATGACGGCACCGTGCGCAAGAACTCGTTCGGCTTTGTCGATCCGCGTCTGATCGAGGACGACCCCGACGCCTGCGATGGCGTGCTCGCTTGGCCGGAGCGTTTCTCGGCCGAAGCGGTCGAGCGCATGCGCACCGAAAAAGGACCTTACGCCTGGTCGGGGCAGTATCAGCAATCGCCCACACCCAGGGGCGGCGGCATCTTCCAGCGCGCATGGTGGCAGTTGTGGGATTCGGCCTCGGGCAAATTCCCGGTGTTCGATTATCTCGTCGCCTCGCTCGATTCAGCCTTCACCGAAAAGGAAGAAAACGATCCGTCGGCGCTCACGGTCTGGGGTGTGTTTCAGAAGGACAATCGCCCCCGCATCATGCTGGTGCATGCCTGGCGCAAGCATCTGGCGTTCTCGGCCTCGCGCGCGGTCCTGCAGCCGCACGCCAACGAATACGCCTCCTGGGCCGGCACGCCGCGCGACCCGCAACTGCATGCCAAATGGATGCGCTGGCGAAAGCGCACGCAAGAGCATTGGGGCCTGATGGAATGGACGGTCGATGCCTGTAACCGGTTCAAGGTCGACCGCCTGCTGATTGAAGCGAAGGCATCGGGCATCAGCGCGGCGCAGGAATTGGGCAACCGGTTCGGCAATCAGGCGTTCGGCGTGCAGCTCTGTCCGGTCTCCGGCGACAAGGTGGCAAGAGCGCTCGCCTGCCAGCCGACGTTTTCGCAAGAGCTGGTCTATGCGCCGGCGCGCGACTGGGCCGAGATGGTCATCGATGAGATGGCCGTGTTTCCCAAAGGCAAATACAAGGACTTAACCGACTCCGCGACGCAGGCGGTCAAGCATCTGCGCGACACCGGCCTTGCGCAGACCGACGAGGAACTCAACGCCGCGCAAGAAGCCAACGTGATGCACAAGCCGCGCCCGAAGGCGCTTTATCCGGTCTAGCCTTTCCCACAATCAGGACAACCACCCCCATGAACGGCACGCCCGTCATTCTCGCCGCGCAACCGGTGTTCAGCCCCGAACAGAAATCCTGCATCGAACTCCTCGCCGATGCGCTCGAAGAGGCCAACAAGGGCCGCATCACCTCGGTCGCCCTCGTGGTCTGCATGGACGACGGCATCGCAACCGTGATGGCGGGCAAGAACGGCGGCGCGCTCAACATCGGCTGCGATGACCTAAAGAAGAAGATTCACGCCGCCATGTTCGAGGACGGCAACGTGGCCCGCAAGCGTTCCAATATCCTCAAGGTGAGATGAAGCGCAAAGCGCGCCGCCCGCGTGTCTGCATCGAATGCGGGCGGCGGATCGTCGCGCGGCGTCCCCATAAGGTCGGCATGGTCTATCGCCCGCGCGGCTACGACCACGCGCTCTGCCAGCGTTGCTGGAAATCCGAACAAGATCGCAGCCGGCTTTTGATCTGCCGCTGAAAAAGACAATCATGGCTGAGCAAGCCCTCAACGTCGTCGTCGACGACGACACCCAAACCATCCGAGTCGATCCCGACACCGGGACGGTCGAACACGACCAGCCCGATGGCGGCGTGGTCGTGCGGCTCGATGCGCGCAAGCCAAAGACCGAAGATGCGGAGAACGAATGGTTTTCCAATCTCGTCGACGATCTCGGCCCCGACAAACTGTCGACGCTCGCCGAGCAACTGATCGAGGAGATTTCCGCCGACGACAACTCGCGCAAGCAAAAACTTGCCGACATCGCGCGCGGGATTGAATTGCTCGGCATCAAGCTCGAAGAACCGCGCTCGGTCGCGGGCGATGGCGCGGCCGTCGAAGGCATGTCGACCGTCACCAATCCGTTGCTGCTCGAAGCCGTGCTCAAGGGCTGGGCCAACGCGCAGGCCGAACTGCTGCCGGCGTCGGGGCCGGTGAAGATTCGCGACGACGGCGACGAGAGCGCGGCCGAAGACGATCTCGCCGAGTCCTACGAACGCGACATGAACCATTGGTTCACGACGACGGCAGGTGAATACTATCCCGACACCTCGCACATGCTGCTCTGGGGCGTCTATTTCGGCGGCGCCGGCATCAAGAAGGTCTATCGCTGCCCGATGCGGCGCCGGCCCACGTCCGAATCCGTCGACGTGAAGGATTTCATCGTCTCCGACGCCACCAAGGATTTGCGCGCGTGCGGTCGCATCACGCATCAGATTTCGATGCGGCCGTCGGTGATGAAGCGCATGCAGTTGATCGGGGCCTATCGCGACATCGGATTGACGCAACCGACCCCGACGGTCAATCCGGTCGATTCAAAGATCGCCGATGTGCAGGGGACGAAGGCGCAGAAGACGCGCCCGGAAGATCAGCCCTATACGATCTGGGAGACGCAATGCGAACTCGATCTCGATGAATTCATCCCGGCCGGCTCGAAATTTAAGGGCGAAGGCATTCCGCTGCCCTATCGTGTCACGCTCGACAAGGATTCGCGCGCGATCCTTGCGATCCGCCGCGACTGGGACGAGGACGACGACGAATGCGAGCGCAAGCGCCTCTATGTCAAATATCCGTTCGTGCCGGGACCCGGATTCTACGGCACCGGGCTTTTGAACATTCTCGGTAACGCCTCGTCGGCGATGACGGCGGCGTGGCGGCTCGCGCTCGACAACGCGATGTTCGGCAATTTCCCCGGCGGACTGATGGCCAAGATGGGGGCGCGGCAGAACAGCAGCATTATCCGCGTCGGCATGGGAGAGTTCGCGCCGATCGAAACCGGCAATCTGCCGATCCAGCAGGTCGTCATGGGCATGCCCTACAAGGACGTGTCGCCGGGCATGATGGCGCTGATCGACAAGATCGTGGGCCAGGCCAAGGAGGTGGGCGGCACCGCCGACATCCCGGCCGGCGAGGGCCTGCAGAATGTGCCGGTCGGCACCATGCTCGCCAACATCGAACAGGCCACCAAGATCATGGCGGCCTCGCACAAGGGCATGCATCAGGCGCAGGCCGAAGAATTGCAACTGGTCGTCGCGCTGTTTCGCGAGAACCCGGAAGATTTCTGGCGCACCAACAAGGTCTGCCCGAAGAATTATTGGAGCGAGGAGCGCTTCCTGCAGGCGGTCGAGAACGTCGATCTCGTGCCGGTCTCCGACCCCAATGTGCCGTCTCACATCCATCGCATCGCGAAAGCGCTGGCGCTGATCAATCTTTTGCAAATCTTTCCCGGCAAATTGAGCGCGGACGAGGTGCTCAAGCGTTGTCTTGCCGCCATCCGCGAGGACCCGCGCGGGCTTGTCATTCCGCCGGAAGCGATGCCGCAAACGCCGCCCGATCCAAAGGCGATCGAGGCCAATGCCAAGGTGATGAAGGCGCAAGCCGACGCGCAACTTGCGCAAGGAAAACTCGCCGCCTTGCCGCAACAAAACGAACTCGAAGCCGCCAAATTGCAGACGCAACGCGAGATCGCGCAAGTCGATCTTGTCAAGGAACAGATCATCCATCAGGGCGACAGCGCCAAGATCGCCCACGACATGGCGATGGAACGGCACGCGCAGAACGTCAGCGCGGTCAAGACCGTGGCCGATGTGGCGCAGGCCACGCGCGCCCACAGCCTCGACGAATCGCGGCACGCGCACGAGGTCGACCAGAGTGCGCATGATCGCCGCATGGACGTGGCGCAGCACGCGCTCGATGTGCACCAAGCGTTGCATCCGCCGAAACCGGCAACACCGAAGCCGAAAGCGAAATAATGTTTTCGGCAGAACGATTACAGCGCGAAATCGAGGCTATCTATCCTGTCGGGCCCACGACGAATGGCGCGCTCGCGGTGACGGGCGAGCCTTACGTCGTCATTGGCGATCAGAGCGATGGCCGTTCCGAGATACCCGGAACCGTTGACGAGGGCGCGGAGCGTGACTGTGCGTTCGACGAGGAAACCGCCTATTTCGCTGCCCGCGCTGCGTTTAACACTTACGCACATGGTCGGTCGGGGATTTTATATTGGCGTGTCGCGCCGATCCTGGAATGGAACGAGGCGCGGACGCGTTGTCGCATCACCATGCGTTGTCTGATCTCAGACAAACCCCGCCTTCGGGCGGCTTAAAGGAGCATCCCCATGCATCCGTTCCAGGAGCACAAGCAGCACAAGGTCGAGCGTTCGCGCGTGGGCCAGATCACGCGCGGCTATGCGACCGGCGGCGCGGTTGCCCCGGCGCCGGAGCGCAAGCGCGGCGGCGGCGTCAACGCGATGCGTGACGCGCAGGCGGTGCAGGGCGGTTCCGCGAAGGAACGCCAGGATCGGCCCGGCCGCGCCCGCGGTGGCCGCACCAACAAATCAAAGGGCACGAACGTCAACGTGATCGTGGCGCCCTCTGGCAATCACCCGATGCCGGTGCCGATGCCGACCGCAGGCGTCGGCGCGCCGGGTCCCGTCCCCGGTCCAGCGCCGATGGGGCCGCGGCCGATGCCGGCGCCCGGCCCGATGGCGGGCGCTCCCGGCCCGATGCCGATTCGTGCCTCGGGCGGTCGCGCCTATGCCAAGGGCGGCGCGGTGTTTGCGGAAGGCCGCAGGAACGGCACGCAGGTGCAGAACAATCCGTCCGGCAAGAACGACCAGAAGGATGTCGGGCGCGGGCGGGTGATCACCTACAAGACCGGCGGCGCGGTGTCTTCGTCGGCGACCGGCCAGCATGGCCCGAAATTCAAGGGCGGCGCCGGCGGCGGCGAGGCGCGGCTGCAGAAGGAAAAACGCGCCGCGAAAACCTACAAGCGGGCGTAATCCATGGGCGTGCAATTCTTCACGCCCGACCCGCCGCAGCTCGCACGCACGTTGCGCGCCAGACTGCAACAGCAAAAGCAACAGTTCGTCGGGCAACTGCTGCTGGCGTCGAGTTGGGATGATTTCAAGGCGCGTTCAGGCCGCATCCAAGGCATCGACGACGCCATCGCCCTTTGTGAGCAAATCGAGAAAGAACAGGACAGATAAACCATGCGTGCCAAACTGCGTGAGGTCGCGCAAGCCGCCGCCCACGATCCCAAGAAAGCGCTGCTCGATTCGTTGGGCGACGCCATCGCCGACATCGAGGTGTTTCACAACCAGGTTCTGGTCGCGACCTATATCGAACCGGAAAAAACCGCGGGCGGCATCTACAAGCCCGACCGCACGCTCGCGGAAAACCGTTTCCAGGGCAAGGCCGCGCTCGTGCTCAAACTCGGGCCGCTTGCGTTCAAGGACGACAACATCGCCAAGTTTGGCGGCGTCACCATCAAGGAGGGCGACTGGGTGTTTGCCTATCCGAGCGACGGCCGCGAATTGTTTTCGGTCGACGGCAGCGGCAGTTCCGCCACCTGTTGCCGTCTGTTCGAGGACATCAACATCAAGGGCCGCGTCAGCGACCCGGCGCTGATCTATTGATTTTTTCGATTGAGGGTAATCGCATGGCCGACACGGACGACGATGATCTTGTGGTGACGATCGACACCGAGCCGGAATCCGGTTCGGATACCGGCAACGACACGGGCAAAGGCGAACCAAAGCGCGCGGCGAACGGGCAATTCGTCAAGGCCGATG